AAATATACACCAACAACATGGATACATGGTTGGTTTAATTGCTTACCTTATCATCACGGTTTGGATGAATACTCTTATGAGTATGAAGGTAGCACTATAGAATGGGATGCTGGTTTAGTTTTTGGAACTAGGATAACAAAGAACCTTGGGTTGTTCGTGGAAGGGACCCACATGAAATACTGGGGTAAGAAAATATATGAGATGAAATTTGGGTTTAACTATTTAATATTTTAATTATGAAAAGATATATTATAATACTATTTGCGTTTATAAGCTCGTTTGCTTACTCGCAATACGACTTCCAACAACTATGTTTAGACTGTGTTGAAACAGGAGGATATTATTGCGGTGACGATCCAGCGAATTGGACGCAGTATGCTCCAATGGGTTGTGTTCAAGAGTCCTGGTTAAATGATGGGTGGGAAGATTGTGTGGACGCAGGGGATGAAAATGGTTCTGTTCCAACGTTACCAATGAATTGCATGCCACCACCATTAGATTGTGATACTATTTATATTGACGTTATACAGTATGAGACTATATTTGATACTATAATTAATACAGAGTACGTATACGAAATTATTATAGACACCGTAGAAGTAGATGTATTTGTACCTGAATTTATATATGTAATTGATACGGTATATGTATATGAAGATATATTAGACACTTTATTTGTAGATGTAATTGAATATGTAGATGTAATGGTATATGATACTATTATAGAAATAGAGTACATAGAGTTTATAGAATACATTACAGAGTATGTTGATTGCGAGACTGGATTACCTTGTAATTCTAATATACCTGAATTATTAAATAAATCTAAAAAAGACAATAAGTTTTATAACTTGTTAGGGCAGGCCATAAAAGAACCTAATGGTATTTACATTGAAGGTGGCCAAATTAAATATGAACTTAAATAATTTTATAATGAATATTTTTAAAGATAGTAATGATTGGAACGAAAAATCAATAGTTGGTTTTATAGCGTTTCTTATAATGGTTATTGTAATGATAATCGATTTAGTAACTGGAGCTGTTGGATCAGATTTAGTTATTAACGAATTTGTATATGACTCATTTGTTTGGGTTGTATTAGGATGTTTCGGTATAAGTGGAATAGAAAAGTTTTCAAAATATACTGAAAAAAACAAATAACAACTATTTAAAAGATATCCCCCCTTTATTAGGGGGGTGTTAAAAAGAAAAAAATGGCAAAAGAATTATCAGAAGATAGCAAGTTTCAGGTTAGTGCTAAAACATTAATTGGTATTGCTGTGGGTATAGCAACTGTTATATCTGCTTATTTTGGTTTAATGGGTAGTATAAACTCTAAGTTTGTTGATTTAGAAGACAAGGTTGAGGACGCTTTAGAGGAACCTAAGCCAGGGACAGGAACATATACTATAGATATGGGAGATCCTGCGGCCTCACAAACATGGCCTCCAACAAGAATGGAGTTTAATATGAAAGATGAAATGGCTAGACAGAAAATTGACAATATAATAAAAGAACTAGATGAACTTAAGGAAGAGATTAAAGACTTAAAAAAATGATAAAAAGAATAGATATTACAGGTTTTGTTTACGTATTATTAATGATATTAATATTCACCTGTAGTACCGCTTTTAGTCAGGAGTTTGTTTCTTCAGATAATTTTAAAAATAAAATAGCTAAAGACATTGTTGTTGTTGAGTTTTGGGCTGGATGGAATTCTCAGAATGAATTTAAAGAATTAGAAAAATTAAAAGATTGTATGGTCTATAGAATAGATATATCAAAACACATGGATATTCAAATGAATTATGATGTATCGGCTATACCTACAGTTATTATATTTGACAACGGAATACTTAAAGAAAAATTTGGAGCCACTGTTATGTTTCAGTTAGATGCTGATAAAAAAACTGTACAGAACTCCATTGATACATTATTACTAAATAAATTTAATTAGATATGAACTGGATAAACTCTTGGAAAAAAGGAAATAAAAAAAACAAACTTGATATAAAATTAAGGTTTGGAACGTTAACTATATTCGAGCTTTACCTTTGCCTTAACTCTTGTGAAAAAGATTGTGGGTGTAAAAGGATGAGACTTATGATTTTAAACTTTGGATTTGAATTATAAAAATGATATTAAATAAAAAAAACACAAACGGGCCAAAGACTAATAAAAAAAAGGGTAAGTCTGAAGAAGAGAGAAGGGATGAGATAATGAATGCTATAAATCAGGTTGTTGAAAGCGATGATACAAAAAACCCTGAGTCTTTACAGCAATTATTAATAAGCACAGCTTTTTTAGAAAACTCTTTAGGTGCTAACAAAAAGGCTTACAACAGGGATTATACAAACTCTCAATGGTCCATCGATGAAAACTTTCTTAATGACATCCTTAATAAAAGTGGTTTTGCTGTAGATGAGCGTGGAAACAAAACAGATCAACTTAGAAACAATAATTACAATAAGTTTTTACAAAGGGCTGGTTACGATCCTGGTGATAGTGAAAGCATGGATCAGTTTGTTGAGGATTTAAAAAACGACAATGCTTTGACTGGGGCTTATATGGCTAGATTAAAGTATTCTCTTAACCCAGACGCACCACTTCCTGATCTAACAAAAGAATCTATTTTTAACTCTTGGTATGGTGAGTATAATTCAGGAGGTATAGAGAAGGACTCTGAAGAGTATAATAAAATAATAAATACTTTTGATGGTTTTTACGAAGATTTCTTTAAACAAGAGGTTCCTAGTCAAACTGAAGATGGTGGTCCAACTGGAATGAGACCAGGATTTATAGATAAAGGAACTGATATTTTTAGCCCTGGATCTTTGATATAAGATAAAAAAGGATTATATTTGATAAAATTATTAACAATTTAAAAAAAAATAAATGGCAACAACGACTGCACAAATTACGTTAACATCTAACGATTTAACTTCTGATGCGTTAAGTTTAACTACTACTGCTACTTTAACTGATACTGGAAGTAAGGTAGGTGTTACTGAAACTAGCGGTTTATCTAGAAAGATAACAACTGCTACTGATGAATACACTTTACTTGCTGAGGCGGACTATGCTGATGATAAAGCTCATAAAGTTTACTTAAAGCATGTTGGAACCACTGACTCTGATAGAGTGGATGTCAAACTTGCTAGTCAACATGTTGGTAGGCTATACGCTGGTGATTGGATGTTTATTCCTTGGTCTGGAGGTACAGATATAAAATTAACTCCTAATGTAGCTACTTCAGTTACGGTAGAATATATGGTTATCATATCATCTTAATATAAAAAATTAATTAAAAAATGGCGACAACAACTGCACAAATTACAATATCTTCTAGCGATCTATTAACAGACGCACTTAGTTTAACTACTACTGCTACATTATTTGATACTGGAACATCAACAGGTATTACTCAAGCTCAAGGACCTGCTAGAAAAACAACAGCATCTACAGGGGTAGTAACTTTATTTAATGCCGCTCCACACACTACTTATGGTGCTAATAAAGCTCATAAAGTATACATCAAGAACTGCTCTACAACTAGATCTGAATATCTTACTGTTACTATTAATGCTGAAGAGATCGGTAGATTATATGCTGGAGACTGGATGTTTATTCCTTGGGGAGCCCATGATACAGATAATGATATTAAAGTTACCCCTAGTGTATCTACTAGCATGACTTTTGAGTACATGTTATTCATATCTGCGTAAATGGAACTTGAGGTAGTAAGGTTTTCTAGTGAATCAGATTCCACTAACGGAATACTATTCGACTCTAGTAATAAACTTGATGGTAAAAAATTCTTATGCTACACCCTAGAAGATGAAGAGAGAAAGAGTAAAGTTAAAGGGGAGACTCGTATACCAAATGGACGTTACAAGATTAAGGTTAGGAAAGTTGGTGGATTCCATTCAAAATATAAGAAGAGATTGGGGTCTACTCACCGTGGCATGCTTCATGTGGTGGATGGCCCAGGCTCTGAGTATATATTAATACATTGTGGAAACACAGATGAACACACAGCAGGATGTCTTCTTGTTGGGGACTCCCAGGAAAACAATCAAATTATTACAAACGGATTTATAGGTAAGTCAACTCAAGCTTACAAAAGAGTTTATGATTATATAATGAAGGCTATAGAAGATGGAGAGGAGGTTAATATAACATATATTGATTTCAATAAACCGTGTTCACCAATAAGTTGTTAATAAATTTTTAGGAATGTATTGTTATATATAATATATTTTATTATATTTAACTATGTGAAACATATTCTGTTTTTCATGGTTTTTAGTTTGTAAGACCCGTTGACTCCCCGTTAACGGGTTTTCTTTTATTTAGGTAATATTATATTACTTTTTTTAGAAGATATAAAAACTCCTTTCTCTAGATCAATAGTTCCGTCTCCATACTTTTTATTAAGCTTAGAGCTCATCTTTCTTTCTTTTGTTACATTACCTTTATATCTAGCTATCATATCTTCCTCCATTTTATCTAACTCATCTAATCTTGATTCAAGATTAATTTGCTCTATCTTCATTCTACCCAACTCATAAGCTATCATTCCGTTGTCAGCCCTTGCGTTTCTTATTTCTGATACTTCTTTTTCTTCTAATTTATTTTCCATTTTATTTATTTTTATTATTTGATTTTAACTTTTCGATGGACCTTCCTCCGAAATAGGAACCCACGATTGTTATCAAAACTAATTGTAACAGATCCGTCCATTTTTCTTCAACATGAAACTCTATAGTTCCAGCATCTATAAATATAAGTAACATAGTGCACACCAGTACAAATATAAGGGTCATTGGCCTCACATTCTTACTCAACCAGCTATCTGATTTCATGTCTGCGTTCCAACGATCAGTAACGTTTTTTTGTAAATCGTTTTCAGAATCAAGGAGCATCTTCTTCATTTCGTTTTTCAACTTCATTTTCTCCTCCTTAGTAGTAACTACATTATCTATAATACTTCCAGCGTCACCAACTAATTTATTTAATATTCCTTTTAACATCTTTATTTTTTTTAATTATCATTTCCACGGTCTCAACAACTTGTTTTTGAGTACCAGGCATGTAAAGATCGTAATTTTTTTTCTCTTTCACAAGTGATTTTTTAAACATCTTCCACCTTAAATTAAAAGCCTCGGTCCTAAGGCCTTTACACTCTATGATCCAACCTTGTTCAAGATTAACAAAGTCTGGTAGGTAAGTTGCTTTAGATATTCTATTTGAGACTTTAAAAAAAACGTTCTTACCTTTACTTACTTTCTTTTCTACACAATCTCCTTCATATTTAAATGAGTCCATAACGGTAAATCTAACCTTTTCATATTCAAAAGGAACTTTACAAGATGTTAAATATTGATAAGTAAATCTTTCTAACTTAGATCTAAACTTAATACCTTTATAGGTATTTGCTGTAGCATTTCTAACTTTTTTATTTCTACTTCTTCTTTTGAACATTATGATATTCTGTTAATTTTTTATATTCTTTTTCATCTTCTTGCCTATCATAAAAATGATAGAACCCATTTATTTCTGGAGCCAACACAATCTTATCCCCATTATCTAATAAATAAGTTTGGTAATCAACAAAGTAACCTATGTATAACCAAGGATAATAGTATCCTATATTGTTATAGTTTTTTATTCTTATACCGTACTGATCTATATATAAATATGCGTAACCATTTATAGTATCTGTGTGAATAACAATTTGATCTTCACATAAGCTATTATAAATATCATTACAATAATAAGTTCCGCTATCTATTTGTGCGAACATCTGACTCCCCAGAATTATCGCTATTAACATTGTTTTCTTCATATAATACAAATTTTAATTTATCCTGATTCATATAAAACATGAGCTCCCTATCCCATAGAGACCCAGGCCTTATTTTTTTCATCCCTAACCATTTAACAGACCCCTCTACATCCTTCACCCATATATAGCCTATACCATCGTAAAAAGCCCATACAATACAAACGGGTCTACCCTCTTCTATCTGTTGTTTTTGACAGTGATGTAATTTTCTAACAGAAACCCTAACATAATTCTTTTCTCCTATTGATTCATTAACCCCCTTTACCTCAGCAAAAGCGATCTCACTTAATGTTTTCTCATCAAATAAGACAGCGTCTACTTTACTTAAAGATTCTAGTTCTACAAATCCTAACCTATGCTCCTTGCATAATTGCGATAGTGCTCTAGACTGTCTGTTTCTATCTATTTGTTTTTCATATCTTTTTTCTCTCATTGTCTAAAAGTATTTTCTATTTTGGTCCACACACTGTGAGTACCACTTATTGTATCTAAAGGGCATGAGTTAGAGAAATCTAAGTACCTACCAGATCTTCTGTCATATTTAAGCTCTTCTTCCCCAGGTACGCCTACAAGTTTCTGGAACTTAACCTTTTGAACTGTAAATTTAACAGAGGTATTACTTATATCCATGGAGTCATTCCTATGTATACAGATAACATTATCCGCTTTATTAAACCAGTTCTGACTACCACTTATATCATAAGCAGTTGGCTGTTTATAACCACCTCTTTCATCTCTATCCATTTTCCTAGGATGTGCTATTATAATAAACTTAAGATCATTAACTTGTTCGAATCTTCTTATCTTTGTTAAGCACTCTCCTATATAAGTAGTTTCATCCTTACCCTTAAAGTTGTGATCTAACTGATTAAATGGGTCCAGCAGGCAACCTTTTATTCCGTACCTCATTACAAGATGTTTAAACTTTGATAGTATATTATCTAAAGAGAAATCATCTTCAGGGTAGATAGCAAAGAAGTGTTCGTGTAAAAAGTTTATAGCTGTTTCATAGTCATGTATATTCATTCTATCACCCACATCAAGATCGGATGTGTTCCCTATATACATCTCTGCTAGTGTGTCAAATAAATCTCCAATAGGATAATTTTCTGGAGAAAACACACCCCACTTCCATCCATACATAACAGATGCGTTTAACATTATTTGTAAGGCCATCATTGTTTTACCAGACCCTGGTATACCCGTCCAAACATCTAGCTCTGAAGTTCTTAAGGTGTAATGATTATTCAAAACACTGTAGCCAGTTGTTAACCCCTTCTTCTTTCCGTTATTAAATACATCAATCATATATTCTTTTTCAGAGTGGACGGTAAAAACTCCGTCAACTGGGTAGGGCTCTGCGTTAGATATAGCCTGTGATATTCCTATAGGACCCTTTTTAAGTAGCATTTCATTAGCGTCCTTTATACCATCAGGTAGCTTTACTATAAAACACCTCTCCCTACCAAGTCTTCTGCTTATTTCTTCCAGTAGAACTCTTCCATTTACATCGTTATCTGTACATAAATATATTCTCTCCTTATCCTCAAAGTATTCCCAACAATTATCAAGATAAGAAAACTTATTATTAAAGTTTTTTGTGCCAGGATTAGGTGCACCATCAGGAACGGAAACGCAATTTATATAACCAGCTACTTCCATGGCTAACTTATCCATCTCACCCTCTACTATAATAACTTCGCTACAATCATTAATATCATCTACCCCATAGAATATCTTTTCAGCATTTTTTACTTGCTTAAAATTCTTCTCTCCATCCCTGTACTTCACATTAATAAGCTCACCTTCTCTATAATAATTAAAACATATTACCTGCCTTTCTTTAGACACTTGAGGCATGTACTCTCTCTTCTGTGTAATCTTATTTCTTTTAATGACACTTTGAGTTATACCTCTAGTGCTAAACCATTGTAATGTTTCGTCAGAAAGATCTGTAGTATTACTTAATGTTGGTCTATTGTACTGAACCTTTTCTTTCTTTGTGTAAGTTTTATGAGTGTTTAATATACCACTGTCTCCACAATGATGACAAACATAAGCCCCTGTTTCACCATTAATAGCAAGACATTTTTCGTTCTTCTTCTTGCGATCATGGGAACAGTTATGGCAAACTTCCCTGACCTCGTCAGAGCTGTTTGATTTTAATTTTATTCTATCGTTCTTTAAGCTCATTATCTAAATAATTGATCTACATCAAAATCTTGTTTAACTTTTTCTTTTGTTATTTCTTTTTCATCTCTCCAGTATTCTCCATTTAACCAAGTTAAAGGGTTTTTTCTGTACTTAATTTCAGGAGTTGTTCTTGTGTACTCTATACAAGAAGATACTATCTTACCCATATTGGTAATGCTGTACCTCATAAACTTTTCCTTACACTTGTGTGTGCCTATCTTTTTATTATAAGAGTCCCAAAAAGTTTTAAATAAGGCCTCTTTTATTTGTAGGTCTGAGTCAGATTCTTTTACAACTCTTCTTTCTTTATGAAGACTCTTTGACTTGAAGTGTGCGTCTAAGTTTAAATAAGTTTGTTTACAATCTTCTTCTAGATCATACGTAACAACTACAGGCATATCGCTATACTTAGTTAATACGTGTATTGTTTTTTCTATTCTAGTAAAGCTTATTATGGCATTACTGTCTACAGACATATTGTTTTTTAGTTTTAAATACATATAGGTTTTTAGTTTTAATTAGAGGGGTGCCTTTTAGAACACATCGTAGATCGTGGACACGACTTATTATAAACGACTACTAAAGACACCCTTCTATGTTTCTTTAATAAGAAAAGGGAGGTTCTCACATGCTTAGCTAACACCTCGAGGTTGCTTTGGGCCCAGACATATGAAAGGGTTAAACCGAAAGCTTACATGTACGAATGAGAAAATCATATCTACTTATATCGAGCACCTCCCTTTAGTTATTGATTAAATTAAAATGGTAATGGTTCTTCAACCTTAGACTCTGTTTTAGCCTCTGGTTTGAAGTCGTTGATTTTAACATAGTGAGTCTTACCATACTCATTCTCACCATCTCTATTGGCACACATAGTAAGGTTTACATATTTCTTACCTTTGTACTCATAAACGTGATCCTTAATTTTCATTAAGTCAACACTAAAGTTAACGATAGATCCTCCATCATCAAACTTTTTTTCTTTACCGTTTCCACAGTATACAGTTTCATTTTTTTCCATAATTAATAATTTTATTTGTTAATAATACTTGTTAAATCGTCAAGCTTGCTCTCAAGGTTTAGTAGACGAAGGTGAAACATCCTCATTGTCTCCCCATGATCATTTAAGTTAACGGATTTATTATCGTGGTTTGTCTCCACCAAACACTCCATTATAGAGTGGTATTTGTTTTTATAAATTCTGTCAAATTTAATATCCATTTCGTGCATCTTTAAGGCATGTAAAATAGATGAGTGAGATTTATAACCTAAGCTTTCGGCTATTTCTTCTAAAGATAATTCTAAAGAAGACCTCATTACGCTACAAGCTGTGTTTCTAGCTTGAACAATCTCCCTTCTTCTACCAGAAGTAACCATTAATTCTTTTGGAGGTATTCTATGAACCTGACCTATAATAGTTACTATATTGTTAAGCTTTTCTGTAAGTAGATCATCCTTTAATGTTAAATAATTTTCTAAAAGTTTCTTCATAATTTTCTGTTTTTAGTTTTTTCATTATTTGATTAGCACTTTTACAAGGGAAAAGCTCAGGTGATCTCATATATTTTCTTAGTGTTGGTAATGATATTCCTGTTAATTTACTAACCTCTTTTCTAGTGAGTTTATTTTCCTTCATTGTTCTTGTTAATGTATTCATAGCTTTAGTTTTAAATTATTTCTTGGTGAATATAGTCGTAAGGGTCTTGATCCTTATTTATAAAATATGTTTTATAAACCTGTAATAAAAACTTGTATTTATGCCTACCCGTTTCTAATAGTTCTAGTCCACATATATAGATGCCTAAGTTAAAAGGTGGTGACTTCTCTATAACAATAAATATAAACCTTTCAGCCTTAAGTCCATCAGAGTAATATGCAGACTGACGGTCATAAGAGTATTTTTTTACAGAATACTTAAAGCCACTTGGACTAGCATCTGTAGTTGTTTTTATATCAACTAAAGTTTTTGTATCATTATTCCAATAATCGGCCTTACATTTACATAAAACATCTACATCCTCATCTCTCCAAGCTTGAGGTAGTTCAGCTTCTCCACCAGATAGTAAATCCATACACTCATGAGAAGAAAATAATCTATTTCTCATTCCAATTAAAGATCCATGATCATCTTTTGTTAATATAGTGTTACCTATATTATCCTCATTAAACTTAGCTATCTCTTCTTTACCTGCCTTAGTTCTTTTATTTACATCAGGCTCTACAACAACTTGTTTGTCAAATTTTTTAGGTTCTAACATACATAGGTGAAAGGCTCTACCAAACTTTAAAGCCTTTGTTTCAGGCCTTAAGCTAGGGTTATTGCGATAGTGATCGTAGTGAGCTGGACTTTTAGAAAGTAATCCCAACTGAGAGTTAGTAATATACTTAAAGTCCCCGTAATAATTTTCGTCTGAACGAAACTTTTCTATATCTTCTTTATACATATTATAATTGTTCTTCAAGGGTTGATTTCTGTGCATTAGTCATGTCATATTTGTGCATATGTTCTTTAACAAGGTCTGGGTGGCCATCTGCTATAGATTTTAACATAGCCTCAAACACTTTAGTTGTCATTTTCTTTTTACCCTTTGGCTTTGTTTTTACAGATTCTTGTGCTATAGCCATCTGAACTTCATTAGCAGATGCTACACTTGAGTCAATACCTATACCAAAATTAGCTAATGCTCTACCCCAAGCAGATGTCTCACAATTTTCTACATGACTTGTTTTATTTATAAAACTTGAGTTCTTTGTTTCATGTGCATGTCCAGTAGCGACAATCCTACCACTAGGATCTACAACGTTTGCTACCATCACACACTGATCACTTGTGCATTCTATAATTTGAGTTGTTAACGAATAATCTTTATAGTTATTTCTAAAGTATTTCAATCTTTCTGATACTTCTACATAACTTTTCCCTTTGATGTTTATGGTTTTTAAGTTTGACATATTTTCTTTTTTTAAATTAAATTATACACAATAATAATAATATTTTTTCACTTTCACAATATTTATGAAAGTTTTTTTTAGTTTACCACTTATTATTTTCTGATTTGATCTGTAAAATACAGTTGTATATAGGTTTTTTATTTTCTATTTTTTTTAAATAAAGATTAATTCTATCCTTATTTAATCTCTGAACCTTTGAGTCTATCATTTCTTTAGCTTTTTTACAAACCATATAATGAGTTTTTCCGAAGCCTTTTTTGTTTTTTAAGTTTTCTATTGTTTCTGGATCATCTAGAGAATTTGTTAATATTCTTTTTAATTTTATTTCATTAACATAATCTGAACACACAGATCCTGACATATTACTACTTGGGCTAACTGCCTTTGTTAGTCTTGAGTTATCTATTTGTCTTTCCATTTTTTAAGCATTTTAATTTGTTCATCATTTTTATATTGTACCATGTACATAAGTGCCACGCTTTCTTTTTTAAAAAGCTTTATATCTGGGTTTGCCCTATACATTTCCTCACTAATATCATCCCAACAACTTTCAATAATCTCCCCATCCTTAATAGTATAATAGGTGTCCCCCTCTTTAAATGGATACACTATACACTCTTTGATCTTTCCGTAGTAATAGTTAAAGTGTTTATTAGCATCGCTTAGAACTCCCTTTCTATATTTCCTGCCATAGAACTCATCATAGTTATCCTCAAACACTGCCTCATCTCCATATATTTCTTTTAATTTATTATTAGTCAACTCTCTCGCTAACTGTTTTGTTTTTATTTTTATTTTCATTTTATTTAATTTTAGTTAATCTATTTATTACATCTGTGATCAATAAAAGTACCCCTCTTATGTATATCAATATAAATAACGATACATAAAATATTATAAAGTACAGCCCTATATCTCCCACTACTTCCCAGAACTCTCTCATTTTATTTAATTTTAGTTATTATTATCTTCAAAGTTTCCACTATAAAGTTCATAGGTATCTTCTAATACTGATTCCATATCTTCCTTGTGTTTACTATTTAATAGTAAATCTATTAACCATTCTAACTCTCCATGAGGATCTGAATTATCTGTTCTAAACCACTCTATATAATTGTCTATTTTTTTCTGTAATTCATTCTCATTTGGTTGAGAATTTGCGTATTCTAAATCATTTCTTGTTTTCATAATTTTTAATTTAAATAGTTTATTAAATCTTCTTTAATTTCTTTAATTTCTTTGTGCGTTAAGGTGTTTACAAATCGTTTTATTTCATTGTATTGATGATCTACCTGTTCAATTTC